TTCTTTTTTTATAGTTTGGACTTTCTTTGGTATAGTATTTTGTATTATTACTCATACCTTGTCTAGTCTTCTTCTTTCTTTTAACCCTTTTTTCAAAGGTTCCAAATACTCTTCTTCTCATTTATTTTTTCTTACCTTTTTTCTTTTTTGGTCTACCTGGTTTTCTATATGTTCCTTTTCCACTTGGCATTTTAATTCTCCCAACAGTTAATTTTATCTTTAGTAAATTCCATAGTAATCCAACCCGTACGTTGAATCCCATAGAAGCTATAACGAGCATAGTCTGCGTATCTGAGGAACGACCCTCCTCTTACATACCATTTTCGTTTTAGACTTTCTTCTCCGTCTTCTATTGTCAATGAATCAATTGGCTTACAATACAACTGATGATTATGTCCTAAAAAGTATACATCGCCATCAGAATAAACCGAAGCCATTTTATCCAATTCTGTGTCTCCATTCTTAGCTCCACTCTTTCCGTGTCCACTAACAAGAAACCAATCTTTGTCGCCAATAGTAATTTGTGCGTATCCAGGCAATCTGAAATATGGAACATCCATTTCACTTGCTAACGTTTTACATACATCAAAGTCTAGTATATTAAAACTTCTTAGATAGTCGTGATTCCCTCCTCTTATAAATAGGCACTTATCCTGTATGGGTTGTACCAGTTTTAAGAAGCTTAGATATTGCTCTTCTGGTGGAATACTTTGCCCTCTTTGATTTATTTTATAATTAGGGGGAATCAGTTCTATCATATCTCCATTACCAAACCATCGTGCATTTGGGTCTTCGTATATAATTTTAATTGCCTCTTGAAATTTTTTCAAATCAAATTCGTGTGCTCCTACGTGTATATCCGTTAATCCGTGTACTCGCAGTTTTTCGTTTGATTGTATTTTAAATAGTTTACCTGGTTCTATGTGCTTCTTGTCGTATTCTTTTACATCAGAAGGTATTGGTATAGAAAACCATTTCCCGCAAGACTTACAGCTAAATTGTTGTTTAACAGTATCTTTGTTGCGTTTTTTACCTTCTTTTTTTGTCAACATACTACTACAATGTGGACATATCATTTGATTTCCTCCTCGGAAGTTGTTTCTGGAAGTATTGCTCTAGAAGCTCCTTCTATCTCTTCAGGACTAAACCCTTGGAACATTCCAACTACTCCAGTTTCTATTTTCTTAACTTGATTACCTAGCGTACCGATTGCTTTCCCTAGTTCTTTTAAAGATTGCAATGCAATATTCTGGTCTTCACTTGTATCAGCTAATTGCTTTAGGGAACCTAATATATATGCATGGTCAATCCCTAGCTCTTTCGCTATTTCTTTTGAAGTTTTTTCTATCTCACTCATTACTCGCTCCTGTTTAAGTAAAACTACAGCTTTTTTTCTAGCCGTGTTACGATTTTTTTCAGTAAATGCTTTCATATAAGCACTCACAGCATCTTTTCCTACTGCGACGCTAGTCGCAAAAATTTTTTCTCTGTTCGTACATTTGGACCTCTCCTTTACCCTACTAGAAGTATTCTTGATTTTGGTGCTAAATGTGTAGCGATTTGGGTGTTTCTCAAAGTCGGTGTCCATGTAAGTTTTCTTACAATTGACAAATGTTCCAACTATGGTTCTTACATAGCCTTTAGATTGTTTATAGTTTTTAGAATCTTTCGGATGCGATAGATTACTGGAAACCTTTAAAAGCTGAACAATACGACCATCATCACTCTTAACCCAATCCCCTTGTTTAGCATCTCTCCATTCGGAGTGAAGTATCCCTTTGGGATGGTCCTTTAAAAACTCCTCTTTCGTATCATAGACGTAATGTCTTGTGTGTTTAATCTTTCTACTTTCCACGTTTTGACAATTGTTTGTGTAAGGATTCAATCAAATACATCACATCTTTGTGAATCCAATACTTCTTTCCATTGATTTCTATGGGTACACTACTAACTCCCTCGTCAGCATCGCCATCATTTTCAACATATTCCATTGTCATATCTTCATCTTCTAGAATCTGCTTAGACAATATCCTTTCTAATTTAACCAAGCGTTCAATATGTCCCAAGATTCGTTCCTGGTCCTCTTGTGATAACCTAGCTAACCAATTAATTGATGTACCCATACATTTTTTCCTTGACATAACACATAAAACACATTATCTTCAAGTAGTCTACGTAGCTATCGCAGATACTAGTAGATAATAGTAGATTATGTAGATTTCTTTTTCTTTGGTTCTTTCTTTTTCTTTAAATTCTTCTGAACCTGTTCTATAGCTTTCTCAAGCAGCTTCTGGTTCATCTGGGCTTTTTCAGCTTCTTTTCTAGCTACCCCAGTTAATGCTCGTTTACCTGATAGGTCTTTAGTTGTTATATATCCGTCATCTGACATAAAAAACTCCTTTGTTTCTACAAATCTACGTATACCCCATGTTATTTCCAAGAAAAAAATGCAGTATTTTGAAATGTAGCTATATACATATACCCTACCCCCTTGTTGGGGTTTTTGATATATACATATTAACTTATGTATGTGTCACAGATTAATCTACTGAGACAGATTACTTATATTAACTCATGAGGAGACAAACATGAAATTAGATAAAGAAACTATGTTGTACAAATTATTCTTAGCTTATTGTTCTATGTCAGTAGGTAATATGAACAATCGTGCAGCAGGCATCAGATCCAAATTGCCACAGTATCAAATCGATAACTTCTTTAGAGAAGCTATACAGAATGTTCAACAAATATCTAACGTGTCTGAAGGTACCACAGGTAATCCATTTACCAGTGCTAACCTGAAGTTAGATAAGACAGTACAATCAGTATCAGCTATCTCACCTGAACAGGTGAAGTCATTGAAGCAGAATACGGCAGTGTGGAGCGCACTTCCTAAGGAAGTACGTGATGCTCTATCAGAAATAGAGTAGGTGTGTGGGAAACAGTGAGCATCGGGTGATAGCGTATGCGAAGAGCTGACAATTGCATTGAGAGGTAGCTAATAGTTACCTCTCATACTCTTTTATATATTATTTATTATATATTAGAGATACTTAAAGCTATTACTTAAAGCATTATAGAATTATACTAGGTAATCCACACACCGTAAGTCAGCTAATGCATATTAGATGTTCACTTCCTAGTATATATATACCTTCATGTTAATAACATGGGGATAAACTGGGGATAAATGGGAATAGGCTCTGTTTGTCATCTTATTCCTACCTTAGTTAAAAGATTTTTAATGAGATTCTCTAGCAAAGTACAAGCAATGATGAGAGTCTAATGGGTGCTATCGGAGTGATAGTTAAATGGTTACGTAATAACTCAGCCTTCCGTAGAATTGTCTTAATCAGACATTAAATGATTCGGCTGCATATAGTCGTTAGATAAAACTTAGAAATAAGTATAAAGTGTTAGTTATATTTCAACAAAGTATAACTTCAGCGATATTAACTTCGGTTAGTATTTGAGTATGCAAATGGAATACATAGGAAACTATTGGGTAAGTCCTAACAGGCGCCCTTTAGTAACTATCCTGGTACAGCAATATCGGGTGAGATGGCGACATCAATAGGAAAATCCATAGGTAATGACATAATTGTTGAGAACAAGGTTGTTGTTATTAGTCGGTAGATGTTATCTTATTGGCAACGATAAGATAGTAGTAACCAAGACCATGTAAACCTAATTCTCGTTAGGAACATAAGGATAACTCATACTATATGGTACTCAAAAGGTATCAAGGTATACAATTTAAAGCAGTTATTCTATATGCTATTTGTTTAAACTCCATAGTGGGCTCTGGAGATATAATCCCATACTTTACAGATGAAAAAACAAAGTGAAAAGTCTTTAAACTCTTGGGAGCATAGTTCCCTTGTCCTGTCTGAAATACGATAGGGTATAGTTGACCACAAGTCGCTATACAAATGACGAAAGTTGATTCGTAGTGGGGCACTGCTACATTTGAATTAGTAGTTGTTTAAATAACCCAAGAGAAAGAGTGATAGGCAATACCTATTGGGAATGTTAGCTTACAAACAGAAATGTGTGTGGATAAAAGATGTAAAATGTATACAAGCATTGTACGCATCTCAAAGAGCTAACCTATATATCTATAATCTCAGGATATATTAAGTTTTATAAGTGTAAAAAATTTTTTAAT